TGCGTTATTGTCTATTGGTTTTGTAAGAGGAAGCGGGCGCATTTCTATTTCTATTTAGTAGTAGGCATCATCACCGCTGTCTGCTGTATCACCGCTCTCTGCTCCAATGAGGTCATCTTGCTCTGCTGGAACCAGAGGCGGAGTGCCAGGCGGAGACACCACACGCGCACCATTCTCAGTTGCTTCCAACACCATACCATTATCCAACTGGAACTGCTCGCCAACTGGGCGCACGAAATCATCATCACCAGGCATAGGCACACGCTCTACCTCAGCGCGCTCCTCTGCTTCATCCTCGGGGAATGGCAGAGTATCTCCATCATCCTCAACCTCCATATCACTTCCTGAACCGCTGTCGGTAGAACCCTCTGCTTCTACGAGTTCCAACTCAACACGACCCGCCTGGTCCAAGCGGTTGAGGTCGGCAAATGCCTGAGCGAATGTCTCAGCATCCATCTTCCAAGGCATCGGTTTGCCTGCCTTGCGGTCTCCTGGCACTGGATGGCAGAGACCCTCCGCATTCTCTTCACCCCATACCTCTGGGCGTGTTTCGTCGTAGAAACCCATAGTCCAGAGACCATTTCCTTGGACCATCACCTTTTCGTAGTGAGACTTGCAGAAACCATCGGTCTTTGCCTTAGCGTGGCACTGAGAACCGAGACCATTGCCCCAGGTTCGGCATCGGCAACCGCCTGCGCGGAATGGTTCCAACTTACCTGCGCCTTGGAGGCGTCGCTGTGCCTTGGCATTTGCCCCCGCATTGGAGACATACTTGGGAACCGCCTTGGGTTTCTTGGTCTTGGTCTTGCTGGTGCTGAGCAGGGCGCGCATATCAGCGAGGTTCTTGTGGAGTTGCTCGGTCTCTGCTTGTGCCTGAGCGAGCGCCAGGTTCGCGTCCAGAACCTCTTGGTTGGCGTTCTCCATAGAGACGCGGATGTCCGCCTCGGTGAAGGTGGTTGGGTCGGTTTCCCAGTCCAACCATCCATCAATGCCGTAGTCCATCGCCGAGTAGGCGTGGGTGTCGGTGATGGTGAGGGAGAAGCGGTTGTTGGAGACACACGCCATAGTGCTGGGTGGAGAGAGTAGAGTGTAGAGAGACTTGCCGACTGAACTGGCACAAGTGTTTCTGTTGCTCGGGTTGTATTTTTTTGCTTTTGTGATGCTTTGGATATGGATTGGTTGCTGTTGGTAGTTATTGCATATGCACGCAATTTAGCGGGTATTCGTGCAAATCACGAATACCCGCTGGGTTGCGTTTTCTCTCTAATGCTGTGTGAATGGTATTAATACAAGGTGGATACTATCTATTTATTCATTTCTACATACAATCTATTAATAGAAACCGCAGGACCCCTTGGTAGTCTTCTCTCCATCTTCGCACTTTATCTGCTTCGCCATTCTCAGGGGCATCCCCCACTTATCTACCCAGTTGTTCTGCTGGGGGTTCCAAGTGTATCCCCTGTTCTCAAAGGATGCTCGGCAACTCTCACTCATATACGCCACATTCGGCGGGAGGTCTGGCGCGTGCTTAGGGGCAAAGGAGACCCCCATAGCGTGCTTGGACATTGCGTTGGTCATCGTTGGTTGTGTTTTTTTGCTTTTGTTATGCTTTGGAGATGGATTGGTTGCTGTTGGTAGTTATTGCATATGCACGCAAATTAGCGGGCATTCGTGCAAACCACGAACACCCGCTCAAATGCTTCTAATCTATTAATGGAATACAATTTATTAATCTAATCTATTTTTATTAATTCTGTCCTGGTTGTCCTGGTTCTACAAGTGTCTATCTATGCCATCCATTCTCCAATCTCGTCCCAGTAATGCTCCAAGAGGCGAGCATATCCTCCTATGAGGATACTATCAGCATTCTTCATATCCCAGCAAATCAGGTAGTAGGTTGCCCTCATTAGATGAATGCCTCCCCATTCGTTCAGGATGTTGCCGATGACCTTACACTTCTTCCTATCCATTATCTTATCTTCTTGGAAAATCTGCTCATATCCCCAGTATGCCTGGGAGATGAAGATGCTATCTTCATTCTTCATTATGTTGAGGAACTCATTGGACCCATCGTATCCAGCGATGAACTGCTGGACCGCCTCCTTGGCGACGGGCGGGTTGTTCTTGACATAGTCCATTGTAATCCTCTCTTCTTCTTCTATTGTCTCCACGAAACTGGGATACTTGCCAGTGATGAGTGCCACTGGACGAGGGAAGGAAACCATTGGAGTTGGAGTTGCCATATTGCTATTACTCTTACTACTTGTTTTGTCTTTATATATAGATTTATGAAGGTTCTGTGGGTTGCGTTTTATTATGTCTATCTATGGATTAGTTGCTGTTGGTAGTTATTGCATATGCACGCAATTTAGCGGGCATTCGTGCAAATCGCACTATGCCCGCTGGTTGCGTATGGATGCCTGGGTGGATGGATATTAATACAAAATCTAATCTAATCTATTAATACAAATCTACCACATTCCATACTCATTCCTAAACCAAAATCGGTTCTCAGCAAACTTCATACTTCTCATACCTCTGGTCTTGTTGCCCAGATAATCTCCCTCACTATAATAGCACTTCGGGTCATAGGACTTACCCGTCTTCTTGGCAGTTATCCAAGCGACTGGCGCTCTCCCCTTGTAAGCGAAACCCTTACACATCTCAGTATAATCCTTGTGTGCGTGTTTGTTGCGGGTGCCTGAAATGTCGCAGTTAGGGAAACCTCGGATATGGTTGTGTTCGTTCGGGGTATAGAACTTCTTAGTATCTCTCACCATTGACAGATGCCAATGCTTAGGGTGCTTATTGTGCGCGACTGCTATGAAACACCACTGACCAAGCGTCGGTGTTCCACGACTGAGAACATCATACCAGTTGGTCTCTGTATCCTCAGCGTATCCCCAAGAGTTTGCGCACTTCACTGCTTGCTGGCGACCCTTATACCAAATCTTAATCCACCATTGTGGAACCATCACCTCAAAGGATTTCTTGGTATCATTCGTATAGGTATAGATGGTGAAGGGAAGGAAGTGGCAGGGCGCAGAGGAACGAGTGGAAATTGTAGCAGGCAGGCGATTGTGTGGAAGGAAGTAGGTTTGCTTCGGGATGTTTCCAGACCATTCCTCAAAGCATTGGTGTCCGCCCAACCAAGACATAATCTTCCTGGTCATAAGGGCATTGCCCTGACCGCTCATCAGTTGGTTGTGGAGTATCAACTTACCTATCATATCTCCAATGTCTTGGGGCATCTTGCTCAGGACATCAATGGTCCTGTCCTTACCTGTGTATTTCACTATGCTATTACAGACATTCGGGTCGCGCTCCCTCTCAAAGTCTGCGAGAAAGACTTGCTCTCTCCCCTTCATCTCCTTCTTCGGTTGGCGAGGTGCGATACTCTGGCAGGACATCATCGTTAGTGGGTTGCGTTTTTTTTGTCTATCAAGTTGTTTGTGGATTGGTTGGTATGGTAGTTATTGCATATGCATCCATTTTAGCGGGCATTCGTGCAAATCAAGCAACTGCGAAAAACAATCTATTTATTTTTCTACAATCTATTAATATAAATGGAACCTCTGGATTTAAATAATGTCATAGAAGTTAAGGAAATAAAAAAACTATTAAGAAATGAAAAACAACAAGATGTATTTAATCATATAATTTTATTAGCGAATATTCGTATTAATAATAAAGGTCTTGATAAACCTGAACTATTCTCATTAGAACCAAATATAGAACCAGAACTCAGCGACCATAGTAGCGATGAAGAATATGAAGTTATTGATGAGAGTGATTAGAACCAGGACAACCAGGGTAAAAATACTAAAAATAGATATATTATTTTATTTATAATTTATATATTTATTTATGTTATTTCACTATGGTTTGGGTGGCGTAGCACCAGGTTCGTCGGGAGCAGTTGCGATTGTTGATGGTTTAGACCCTTCTGTTTTTACACTTGATTGAGTTGTTAATCCTGAGCGTGGTGTAGGTAATGATGCTTCTACATCTATTAATCCTCTTAAATCTGTTGGTAATTGAGGACCAGTATGGTCTGCTCCTTCTACTGAGGCAGAACTAATAAATCTATTTCTAAGACTTAATTGCGCTCTCATAATATCTTGTCTTGTTTGTGCGACTTCTCTTGCTTTTGCTCTGGTCATTGCCCCTTCTCTCTCAATTTGTGCTAAGATATCTCCTGCCATACTTTGAGCAGGAACTGGTTGTGCCTCTTGTCCTATAATTGTAGTAGCAGTTTCGCCCGCTATTAATCCAAGGAAACTTTCTAAACTTCTTACTTTATCTTGGTCAATTGGTTCAGTTAAACCACTCTGTAAATAATGTGCTAATGTATGACCAATTGCCTCTGCTTCTGCTTCATCCTTAGTTAATACCATTGTCTCAAATAATTGGTTAAACTCTACCTCTGTCATTACAGGAGGTTGGAGTTCATTAGGATTTAGTTGTTTCTGTTGGACTAACTCTGGAATAATATTAAGATTATTTGTATTTTGTTTCTGTATTAAATATAATACAGCACTACTCTTATCTACTCTTGCTAATGACATATCTGGGTCGTGAATACTGGTGACGATTTCACTAAGGGTTGTATCATTAGTAATAGTAAATACTGCTTTTTGGTCTGTTTGGAAATAATAATCACCGAAACCATTTTCTTTATTAACTACACCTATGATAGGTAATAATTGTCCGCTTTCTCCATTATGACCATTTCCTATATATTTAGTATCACCGACAATATTAGATTTTATTAAGAAATAAGGTTTTAACATCTTCGTTGGTTGTCTCTCTGCTCTAAAATTAACACTTGTCGCATCTACTGATATCGCTGGATGATTAATGAATGTATGAGATAGATTGGAAGCATCTACCTTACCACCATCAACTAATCCAGAGTGCCATAATCCTCCTACACTCTGTCCCGATTGAGAGAATAATTCAGCACCATACATATTAGCATCAAATAATGATACATCACTACTCTTAGCATTAGCATTAGTAAGAACAATAGGGAAGTCATTTACATTTTCAGGAGTTAATCTACTATTAAAATGTAATCGGTCTTTAACAGAGCGGGTCGGTTCTAAACTCCTTTCATCATCATATGTTTTATGTAATTGGTCATAACTGAAACCTAAGAGACCCCAGAGTGTCTTATGCCAATTCCTCTTAATAGCAGTTATATCATAAGTATAAGGACTACTAAATCTTAATGATATACCACTATGAGCATCATATACAGCATCCCATTGTGATAAATTATAATTAGATGTTGATATTTCTATTTTTGTTCCTGCCTTATCTAAAAGAGTTGTAGTTGTATTAGTTTGATACGGGACCATCTCTGGACAATATGTAGTTCCATTTAACCTTTTATTAATCTTATATACAGGATTAGAAGCATCACTCGCAATAACATCAGTGGCATCAGCACCCGCATTATAATTATTACCGATATATTCTGGTGTATGTAAGTTAGAGAATGAAAATCTCTTTTCAGTTGTTCCATCATAATTCAGTTGGAAACCATTAGCACCGACATAAGTATGTAAGTTATGCTGATATGTATTTTCTAATTGACATTTCGCAGGAATAATTGGGTCTTGTCCAGATAATTGGTCCATCTGTCCTGGTTGCGCCATATACAAGAAGTCAGCATTCTCTTTACCTGCTCCTTGATTTTTCATATTAGTTTGGGGACCATCTAACTTTCCAGAGTATAACATAATACAAGAAGTTCCATAAGCAGAGAAGTGCCTATCAACACCTAAATTAAAGAAATCATCAACTTCTCCTAATAAAGTATTGTCTTGTGGATTTCCCTTGACCCTGAAAAAGTGGTCGGGAAGACCACCAATAGGTCCAGTATGAAAAGCAATATAATCATTCCCATCAGCACCTTCACCCTCTTTAAGAGGATTATATTTCATCATACAACCGAAACATAAGTTAGACATAAGACAATTTAAATCATCACCACCACTATCTTCATCTATTCTTAATTGGTCTAAATAAAACCACAGAGGAAGTGAAGATAAATCATAATACGGGAAAGCACCCGCTATATTAGCAAAAGTCTTATCACTATTTTTCGTATCAAAAGGGGATGTATCTGTGCCTGCTCCCCCGCCACCTGAGATATTATATCTCTTCATCGTAAATCCAGTAGCAGTTTCACCTGTTCCTTCTAACTCTGTGGTATGGTCTAAACCTGCAGCATAGTCGGTTGCCTGCTGTAAGGTATAACCATCATCACCTAATCGGCGCTGAATATTCTTTAATTTATTATTTTTATCTTTTAATATCATATGGTCATCACCGAAAGCATTACAATGAATAAATCCAGCGACCCGCCTACCATCCATATCCGCACCAGGTTCAGTAATACCCATCTGGAAACTATCGGTCTTAACACGACTATCATTTTGGAAAAATCCTGCTTCTTTAATACGAGAATATTGATAATCAAATAATTCAGGATATGCTCCTTGCGCTCTTATAAACTCCATTAAATTGCGTCTGTTCTGCCAAGGAATATTAGTTCTAATGATATCAAAAGGAGATTGTCCATTGATTGGATTAGGTGTTGTTCCTCTATTTGCTCTTGTAAGTTTAGGTGAATGGTCGTGAATATGAAACTCAGGAACTTCTCCCCAAGTTTTATTATTAGCACCATCTCCTCTCACACCCATCGCCTGCTTACAGAATAATCTACCTGTATCCCAGAGTAAAGGTCTTTTAACACCAATGTAATGATAAGCACTCATATATCTTATATTATCTGGTTGGAGTTCTGGATATTCCACGGAATTACCAGCATCCTGAGCAAAATACTGAGTAGCAGTGTTTTCATTAAAATGTTTATGATTAGTAGCATAGAATGACTTAAACAACTCACCATCTTTCTTCATACCAACTTTCTGTAATTCTACACCAGGAACATAAGGAGAGGATACACCATCTGGTTTAGTTGCCTCACGAGAACCAACCCGAGCATATACATCGGTAATCTTCTGGGTTGCGTTTAATTTCTTAGAAACCTCTTCGGCAATATCTTCTGGTGCTTTAAATCCTGGTTCTATATTTACATTTTTAACTTCATAATAAGGTATCCAATCACTCGTAATTGCTGGGTCTCTTGTATTCCAATAATAATTAGTAGTAGTAGCATCATTACCTCCGTGATTAGGATGACCAGCAGGAATACCAGCATCATCACTTCTCATTGATAAGAAATCATTAGTAGATGAACCTGTAAGAAATCCTGGATGAATACAGAATGCTTCTTGATTAGGTGATAAGTGAGGAGATAAAGTAGGGGCAGAAGTGAAGAATGTTCTTTCTTTCTTATATATCTGGTATCGTGAATTATCATTTCTCCATTTATTTCTTCTATCTGTTCCAAGACTATTTAACCAACAATCTACACCTTGCCCCTGTGGGTCATCTGTTGCGGGAAGGTTTAACTCTGCTGGACTACAACCTTTATCATAATAGTGCCAATCTTCCTCAACCATACTTTCTTTTCTTATATCTCTTGTAGGAGCGCCATTCCAACCACCATCTGCTTTACCGAGTGGATATTGATTTTCAGCACCAGTTGTCATCATATAGTAAGGAGCGCCACTCCACTGCATCCCGTGATATGCCCAGTTTAAAGTATTTTCACTATCAGCGCGTTGAGATATTTGAGTAGTAATTTTACCACCTGTCCCTGCTCCTCCTCCTGCTTTCTCTTTATCATATTCCCAAGGTATTCCACTCTTACAATCAAATCTACGAGGAAGATGGAAATAACCTTCTCCATTCGCAGTCTTATAATATCCAACCTGAACATTCATTTCATTATCTTTTAATACATACTCTGTTGCTTCATTATTACAATCACATTGATGATGTCCATAGGGTTGTAATGTCTGTCTTTTGTGCGGTTGGACGCCTTGCCCCCAATCCCATTTAGTCTTCTGGTCTGGTTCAGCACCACCTGACGCCCAAGGAGCATTAGCAGAAGTGCTATACGCATCGTCCTCTGGAAAAGGTTGAGATAATGTATCGTGAGTATGAATAAGAGTATATTTTATTGTTTCTCCATTCGTATCTTTAATTTCATCACCTTTAACATCAATAGTTCCATCTGTATTACCGATTTCATTAATAAATGCTGAGTGTATTTGGACTTTATCACCTCTGTTTAATTTTAGACCTGCCCCTTGCTTACAAGTGTAAAGGGCAGGTGTTTCATCATTACCAGTCTCTGCTTCTAATGAAGAGTTCCTATTACAATCTAAAATGTATGTATCGGTATAGGGAGCGCTATTTTCATTAGACATATCTATATTTTATTATATAGATTATAAAAAAATAAAGTTAGAAACATACAAATTAGCAAAGCATCCTTCGGTTAGGCATAATAACACTCGGTATATCCATTAGAGATAGTCGCAGTTCTAAGAACCTCTAACCATACTCGCTGAGTATATTTATCTGTGAAACCATCAGGGACATTATTAGGTAGGTCATCATACTGGAAATACAATTCTATACCTCTGCTATTAATTCTCTGTTGAGATGTAAGTTTAGATGCTTGGTAGAAATATCTACCCGATAAATTAGCAGACTGACTTATACCGAAGAAGGTTCTTGCTGAGAGGAACTCACCTTCCCTGGAATACAATTCTTTATTTATAAAAGGAACCATTCCTTCTGCTTGATTAACATTATGGAAAAGTCTGGCAGGGTTCTTAACATCAATAGGATACTCAAAATTATCATTGTATTTAATATTAAATGTTGCTTTACCATTCGTATCAGTATTAAAATTACCTGCGTATGTGCGAGCAGGGGCAATACTATGATATTCATTCTGTAAGTTAGAAGATAACTTACCACCATCTTTACCTGTCTCATTACCTTCATTCTGCATACCCCATATCAATTTACTAATAATTCTACCAGCACCACCAACATTTCTTATCATCTGCCCCTTGGCATCTGCCTGATTTACCGAGTATTTAGATAGTCTGTAATCAGCATAAGTGAAGTTTAATACACTATTCGCCTGAGCATATTGGAGCATAAGTTCCTGAGGATAGAAGATATGGTCGCTAATTAGACGGAGTTTATCAGCATCAATAGCAAACGATGCTCGGTCATCTGCTTTCGCAGTGCATACACGCTGAGAAGATTTATTAGCATCTCCCTTGTAAGAGAAAGTAAGTTCTAATGACACTTGTTCTTTAATCATATACAGGGGCAATTGGTTATGACGAAGGAATGGCACTAACTCGCTTAGACTTAACTGATATAAATTATTATCAGTAGCATCTGCTTGTTTTAATACTTGCCATTGCTGAGGAGCAATTGTAGCAGTTCCATCTACGATAGCAGTTCTGGAACTATCTGCTTCTCTACCATTATCAATAGTAATACCCGTAGCAGTTCCATCCTGCTCACCACCACCAGATAGAGTATTTGCAGCGCCATCACTGGCGACTGCTGTTCTGTCTGTATATGCGAAGTTCCAACTATTACATCTACCAGTAGTCATCTGTTCTCTTTCTTTCATATTTTCATTAGAAACAAACAGAGAACGATAACCATAGTAATGTCCAAAATCATCTAATTCACTAATAGTCTGGTTCCCAATCTTTAATGCTACTCGCTGAATTAAAGAATATGCACCAATATTTACAGGAAGGATAGCATCCTTCGTAGGTTGAGTTAGTCCAATCTCAATCTTAGAATGAGAATGTAAGAGACCTTTATTAGGTAATACAAAACGACAGAAATTATCACTCTTAACGACTGGTTCTAAAATCGCAGTCTCTACCTCTTGCACAGTATTAACTGGAATACTACCAATTTTCATAAGGTCAGGGATGGTAGAACCACCACCCATTTGTCCTTGACCGCCTGATGCGACCATATCACTCGCCTGGTTCTGGTTAGGATTAGCAGATGCACTCATTTTATATTAATACAAATATAAAATTATTACACTAAAAAATAAAATTAATAAAAGACTAATAAGCAAAGCAACTATTAGTCAAATGTTAATATTGTAGTCTTCTTGACTACTTTTAATTGCTGAGACTTAATATATTCTTCTTGTTCTTCTTTACTTCTTCTACCTCTTTTCTTAGAACCATCAGGATATGGATAATTATGTTGATAATATTTCTTTCTTTCGGTTTCTGGCATTCCTTTAAGTATTAAAGATTATTTTATTTATGACATAACTTGCATCCCACCTTGTCCATCAAATACAAGAGTATTTTTAGAATGAACATATAAGAACATAGCGTGTGGGAAATCAGTAGTAAGATTAGTCGTAAGATTAAGACCCCAGTTCTGCGTGGCAAAACTTACTCCTTGATTTGAGATTGCGTCATAATTCATTCCTAAAATAAACATACTTCCTCCATCTGGTTTCGCTAATTCTGTGCCATCATTTGCGACTGACGAAGTAGGAGGGATAAATGTATTACTTGGTGATACCATAGTTCTGCTTAAATTACTAAACTTCCTTACAGCAGATATACCTTCCATAAAGAGTTGAGCATCTACTGACTGCTGGTCATTATTCAGTTCATCTCCCTTCTGTATTGTATCTACATTAAACTCTAATGGGAACTTCTCACCACCTCTGGTGAAAACTGCCTGAGTGATTGTAGCAGGAATACCATTACTATTCACTGGATACAGAGTAGCAGTTCCATTATGTCCTAAATTATTAATATACTGAGCAGGAATTAAATTACCAAATACACTTAATACATTGTTTAATCCTAAATTAAAATTAACAATAGCATTCGTTGAGTTAAATGATGTGAAATAACTGGATACAGAGTTATACTCAAATGTTCCTGGTCCTGGTGGTGAAGTTGCTTCGGTTGCTTCGGCACAGAGGAATACATTACTTAATTCATAGAAAGCAGTAGTATTCGCATCAATTGCGCCACTTTCATTAAAGATTACCTGTGTATCGGGAGAAAGGTGTATCTCTACTAAGAGACCACCCGTAGTATCAAGTGGTATTGCCTGAGTTCCGTTAAACAGACCACAGGGTAAATGCATACAGAAGTTATTACCAGTCTTTTTTCCAGACTTTAACATAGTAGTTCCTGTCTTACCTAAATTAAAATCAGGCATCGTAAATGCTGTCTGGGACATATGCCCTAATCCATCCTGGGCATTTGATGTGTATGGTAATAGACTTGCCATCATACGAGAATAATGCCTTATATGCTCTATTACAGCGTGGGTTTTCTGGGATTTTATGACCAATTGGTCTATTAATGAATATGCACCGAGGCGAGGGTCCATATTTAATGTGCCATCATTGATATCTTCTGCTGATGACTTAAAGAGGCGGAAATCACCACAGAACCTTAAACTCTGTCCTAAGAGACCTCTACCTTGTTCGCCAATAATAAATTGTATTACTGGATTACCAGATTTATAGGATATCTTACCTGAACTTAATACATTGCTTGGAGTTATGTGCAAATTAGTCGTAGGAATACTCATTTATACTTAATACATATAAATAAATAATTGGATAAAAAATAAAATTATGAAAAAATCAAGTCTTCACTTGCGATTTCTCTGCCACCCAAACCATCTTAAATATTACTAAAATCTTTATAAAATTATAATATTTATTTTATATCTATTTTTAGTTATTTTACCCTGGTTGCCCTGGTTTAGATTTGGACGACTACACTATCTCCCTGAACAACAATTCTCCTAATATGAGCGACAAAGTTATTCCATAGTTTATTCTTAACAGGTGTGCGAGTTCCCTGATAATTCACTTGTAAATTAAAGTCTCTACCAGATGTATTATATACACCCTGCTGTAATGCGAGTGCGCGTCCAATAAAGAAGTTCTCCCTAAACTTCATAAATGATAGAGGAGTAATACCCGCCATAGCAAGTGCTTTCTCATTCTCAATAAGAGGTTGCTGTTGGACACCAATTCTACGAGATATCTTAGTTAAATCAACTGGTCTGTTAGGATTAAGTTGTCCATTGTAGAAGAACTGATAATCACTTGCTTCATCAGCAATACCGACTAAACCTGAGCGATTAGCGAGAAGTCCTCTATCACAATCATCAATAGTTTCCTGATAAGTTAAAGTATCATCCATATCAAAGGCAGGATAGGCGCCTGCTTGCTGTTTATATTTAGTAGGGTCTGCGTCTGGAACACCAGCGAGCAATTGTCTCGTAGTATATACCGAACTATCCGTAGGAATACATAGAATAGATTTTGCCTTTGTTTGATTGAGAGGAAGTCTCATATTCATAACTCTATCACCTTTAAGTTGAGAGTATTTATAATTAGTAAATGAAAGCATATCATAATTCATTGCTCCACCAGCAGACATCATACTCATTAGTCTCTGGGTATATCCCTGAGGCATAGTTAGTGTCTGTAAGATAAGTTCAGTATTCTTAATCTTGTAATCTAAATTAATAGAAGTAGAAGCACCAACACCAGCATTCTCATCGGCACCGACAGCACTATCAATGACACTATCATCACATAAGTAGTGTGTGCTATCTACATTAGTATTAGGCGAAATCGTGCCCTCTGTAAAAGTCAATTTAACAAGACCATTACCAGTTATTTCTATATCTTTAATAATCAATTCTTTATCTGTCGTCACCCGCTTAATCTCTGCTGGATTGGCATATTTCTTTGCCCAAGTTGTATCTGTGAGTGGGTCATCATTCGCACCAGGGTCTGTATAGAATGCGACCTTCTGCCCAATACAGAATGGTAAGTTCTCTAAACTTGTGTTTTGATTTTCCCTCTGGAAAAACAAGACTGAAAGAGCGCCAGCACCTGTCGCATCTGCTGAGCGAAACTTACCTGCTACTTTCGTCACATTAGCATCTACCCCATCCATAGAATGAAACCGAAGACCCGATGTTAAGCGTCTATGTGGATGCATACTATCAGGGATACGATATACTCTCTCAGCATCTTCCAATAAAATCTCAATACGCAGACCTTCTGTTAGGAGAGCGGGGAAGACCTTAGGAGACTGGAATATACCTGTATTAAGGGGCAATAGAACCTTAGCAGTTTGATACTGACCTGCTTTATTAGTATTACCAGTAGCACCCCAGACACCACTTCCTGCCTCCGTCACTGACTTAGAACCTGCGGTAGGGGTCGCGTAAGGAGTATGGAATGGATTATGACGAGTGTTAGAACTACCAGTCTTAGTAGAACCCCTTGTGCCTCGCTGAGAAGGATTGTATGCTAATGAACCTTCGTGAATGGCGCGTTTATTCTTAATAGCATCATTAGTTTCATAATCATATTTTAGAGCAGTTAGAACATTGTAATTTTGTATTTCCTCCAATAATACAGCACCCGAACCACCAGAATATATCCTAATATCCCTGATTAAACATTGTGCACCCGTCTCTCCATCCAGCGTTAGTTTAACTGGATGGTCCAACTTCTGTAATAGTTCTACATCAAATCTTAAATAAGATGCTTTCGGTTGGAAATACTTGATAGTTGGGGGAACTACAATATTAATTTTCTGTCCCGAAGTATAATCTAATCCGTGTTCTGCTGGAATAGCAACCTTGGTCTGCTGAACTGGTATCTTATCATTCGCGCTCCAAAAACTCATTTTATATTATTACAAATATAAAAATAATAATAAAAAAAAACATAAAAAACATAAAAATTAATATGCTGATACACTCTGTTGTGCGACTTTACCTTGACTTGCTAAATCCCCGACTGCTAAACCTTGACTATCTTTACCTGGTCCTTTATCTCTAATTTCATCTTGTTCTTCTTTTGTATCACTTTCTTCTTTAAAGAAACCAGTGATACCTGCAGCAACGCCAGCAATACCAGCAACAGGAGCGAGCATAGGCATCGCAATAGATGCTGTATCTAAACCAGCAGAGACTAAATCTAATCCATCACTCCAATCATCTATACCAGATTTATGTTTATTAGTAGATAAGTCATAAATTGCCTGACCAGCACTAACTAATCCAGCACCTTTACCGATGACATCTGCAGCTGCAGATAGTTGCCCAGTGGGAAGGTCGCTGGCAAACTTACCGAACTTCTTAATCATAGAACCTTTAATACCGCTATCCCCAAGTAGGTTAGTAGCACCGAGAACACCACCCGATGCTTTTGCCATTTCTTCTCCTTGTGCCGATGCCTTAATACCTTCTACATCTTTACCTGCGTCCTTACCGAACTCAACACCAGTTGTATCTGCGCCTCTTATAGTATATTCACCATCTCCATCTAAATCTTGGGTTAAACCTAATTTCCTTGGATTATTAACTGCTTGTCTGTATTCTTCATCATCATCAATCACACCAACTGCTCTCTGTGCTTTAAGACTACCTTGCTGAAATCTTGCTTTCATAATCTGTGGTTGAGACCTTAGATATCCAGAGGCACCTTTACCAGTCCCAAATCCAGCGACTTGACTATCAAAGTTCCTTGCTTCACCAATAGTTCTTGCTGTATCTAATCCACCGAATACACCCGATACTGCTGCATCGCCTTCTTCATATTTACCTTCTGCATATCCTTTATATCCAGCATTAGTGATTGCTGTATTCATTTTCGTCACTGCTTTCTCGTGAATACCTTTCTGGACAGCATTATAATCGCTCGCATAACTCAATACGCCTGACATAGAACCGAGAGTTTCACTACTACCTATATCCATCTTTATATTAGTATAAATATAATTTTTATTTTATTAATAAAATTAATATTGTTGTTTAGGAACGGATGCACTTACTTCTGCCTGTTTCCCTGCTATGTCTCCTGTCTCAAATCCCTCTGTTTCTCTATGCTGTCCGCCAACTGCTATTACCTCATCAAAATTACGATAAGCGAGTGGAGGATTGGATTGTAAGTCTAAATAAAGAAAGTCATATTTATTTGGAGTTGCTGTGTAATAAATCTTTAAAAAGTTATCCGCACCACCGAATTGGTCTCCTATCTCCTCAGCAATTTTCCCAAGTTCTTTCATATTTGGAAAAGGACTTCCAATTATCATATTCGTAGCATTAGACCTAATGACAGGACTAACTTTACGATAGTTTTGACTTGACATTAATAATAACTTAATGTTGTAATGACGAAATCTACTCGCTAAATGATTAACTTTCGCTTCTCTTCTAATCAATCCAATGATATCATCTAATATTAAAGCAATATCAGGTCTATCTTGTGGGTCTTCATATGCTTCTTGTTTCGCAATTAAATTATCAATAATAGCATCATCATATTCATCATAACAATCAAATGCCTTCTTTAAGAAACGAGAAGTTTTATCATTATAAATAGTTGGTGAAACACACATCACTTCATCAAAGAAGTCTTGACCAAAGAAATTACTATTTAATAATAAATTATTGATAATCGTAGATTTTCCAGTGCGAATTGGTGATATCATCAATAAAAGAGCAGGCGGTTGAGGAAGATGAGGATGTAATGGTTTAACTTTCTCTTTTGGTGGGTCTTGGACCTTTAAGATTTGTGGAGCATCATTAAACATACTTTCTTCATCACTACTATCATCTGTATCATCATCGGGTTTAGGAGCGCCCATCTGTTGGAGTTTCTTACCAGGACCATTTTTAGTCGTTCGTTGTAATGATTTATCCATTTATAATACTATATTATAATTTAATTATTAATATAATAACTCGTGTCTATCCATAAATAGGTGGTTCAGGTCTAAACCTTTTGTTTGCTTCTCTTATACCGACATTCGCTTGTGCGAATAATTCATCACTGAGAGTAGTTGGATTAATAATACCAGGAGGCATTCTTCCAGCACCACTTCCAGAAGTCGTATTCATAGGTGTAGCGCCTGCTTTACTATTAGACATAGGTGGATTAGTAATACTATTTCTTGCTTGTGAAACAGCAACTGGTTGTGGTTCATAGTCTGTTAATGCTTCATATTCATCTTCTCCAACATCACCGAATGTTAATTGCTGTGTTTCACTCATAGTAGTATTTTGTATTGGATTTAATGATTGAGCATCTGTTGTTTCTTGCTTAGGTCTTTTCTTATCATATACAGACATACCCGCGCCATATGAAAATACATCAAAACCTCTGGGAACATAGTTAGGGTCTTTTTCTCTTTGTGATTTAACATACAGAGCGTGTTTAGTATCTGCTTCTCTACTTTTAGTTGCTCTCTTACCTGGTTCCTTAGCAACATTTCTACGACCTTCATATGGGTCTCTTGTTGCTGGGTTATCCTCTTCTCTACTCATACCTTTTCTATCTACTCCCCAGAACTCTTCTACTGGTTTTTGTCTTGGAGCAATTGTAAGAGATTTCTTTTCTAATTTAGGATTACCTTTCTTATCCGTAAGTATTTTACGAGTTCGGGGGTCTCTCTTAGGTCCTTCTCCTAAGTCATAAACTCGCTTAGCAGTTTTATCTGTTGATAACTTAACTCTACTACGAGTTCCAGTCTCAATATCTCTACCTGCCATACCTAACCTTCTATCTAATACACGACCTTCTTGTAATGCTAAGTATTCATCAGTAGGTTTAAGATTACCCTTCGCACCGATATCTAATTTAGTTCCACCACCTTCCTTTTTAGTTGCTTTCTTTCTCTTATATTGCTCAATTGGGTATTTAGTAGGCATTTTATCTTCTGGTGCTAAACCTCTAATAAAAATACCACCTGCGGGTTTAGACCTCTCACCAGCAGGAACAGACATATTCATTTGTTGTCTTGCTTGTTTTCTCCTCTGTATTTCCTCTGCTAAGTTCCTCTGCTCGCCTGCTTTGTCTAATGCTCTACCGAATGCCTCTGCTTCTTCATCACTATCAGTGCCAGCGATTTCATCATCAATAGGGTCCTCTGTAAATGGGTCAAAACCTAAATCATCAATCTCATTAAATCCACTAAAATCAGGTTGTGCCGTTCCATATTCCATTTCACCAGTTTCTTCATCAATGACTTCACCTGCTTCTGCCTGAGGTCCAGCATCTTCTATATCTTCTTGTTCAGCATAATCCTCAAACTCCATATCTGGGTATAATTCTTCTCTATGTGCTTGTTCTACTTCTCGTCTAATTAAGTTTAAGTAAGAGGCATCTTGTCTTAATGGCATTGTATTAATAGTTCTCTGTATATCCAAAGCGCGAGCATCTCTTGACTGAGAATATGCTGCAAATGGTTTCTTTCCAACGAAAGGTATTTCATCAGCATCCATATCTTGATATGTAGGATTAGCAAGTCCTACCCCTCCTCTTCCAAGAGGAGCATTAAGAACATTACCTCTACTTTGGAACCGAGCAGGATTAGGTAAATCATCTCTAATTTTCATAGTTGTTGGCGCCCTTTCCCTCTTTTCTTTACTAATATCCTTAGCAAGTTGTCTTTGCTGTTTAGTGGTGATTGCCTGTTTTTCGCGAAATCTACGACCTCCATAACTACCTGCCTTAGTCGTTCCTCTACTTGACATATTTATAGTATGTAAAATATAAAAATAAAGTTAGAAAAATAAATTACTGAAAACAATTGGCGAATGGGTCATTCGGGTCATAATTTCCAGTTGCCCCTCTCATTTGACCGAACACTTGTTGCTGAGTTTGTCTCTCCCTTTGTTCTGCTTGTTTCAGTCTAATCTGTTCTCTTGCCTTCGCCTGCCTCTGTTGTCTTATTGTATCATAATCGGCAATTGCGTTTCTCTGTAATTGTTGTATTTGTTCAGCAGATAATTGATACATTGATGGTTGCTGAGGTTCATAATATACTTCTTCTTCTTCTGCATAGCGTGAATTGATTGGTTCTCCCTGACCACCACCACCAGCATCATAATGCTGGATATCTGGTTCATCTACATATTCTACTTTTTGTTTAATAATAGGTTGTTTTGCCCTGGTTGCCCTGGTTTGCTTTCTCTCTTGTTTCACAAACTTATTCTGTTTAGATTTCTGTTCCTCTAACCATTCTTCTTTCTGTCTTCTATTTGCTTCTTTCTTTTCTCTCATTTTCTTTAAATGAGCGAGTTGCTTTTCACTTGGTTTCCTCTTAACTTTCTTTACTTGTGGTGCGTCTTTAAAAACCTCTTCATCTGGGACATATTCCTTTTCCTGATGCTCCGCTATCTCAGGTGCTAATTCTTCTTCACCCTCATCAGTTTCAGTGATAACAAGAGTAGGTTTTTCCTCAACTTCTGGTTCAGGTTCAGGTGGTAATTTAATATCAAGCATATCCATTTATATAGAGTAAATAGAAAAAAATACAAAAATATAATTTTAATACTTTTCTATTTTTCTATCTGTAATATCTTAAAATAGAACATCTTAAAAACTATTAATACTCTATTTTTCTATTAATATCTATCGCTTTTATGTCTAAAATGTAATGTAATAATAGTTTCACCTACTAAATCCTGAACAGGGACTTCATCTTTATCACATATCTGCAAGTGTAATTGATTTAAGTTGATGAAATCAATATTCTTTAAGTCTATATATATTCTATCAGGACATATGAAATATAATTCACCATCATCTTCACCAGAATTATCAAACTTCGGTAAATGATAAAGTATCTGTGAAGGTTTAGATTTAGCAAAGTTAAATGATTGTCCAGTTAATGAAGGAGATTTAATAAAGCAACTATGTTTAAGAAGTTCAGGAACACTATGAGAATTAACTGAATATATGAATGCTGGGTCTGTATCTGCTGTTGTTCCATCATCCTCAAATAGATTACCTGTGAATGATGAGGAAACTACGGAGTAATTATGGAACCCAAGATATCTTGCCATCTTAGCACCAGGCGACGGGAAATAAACACCTAACTCTTCTTTCTGTGAAAGAGGAGTATTAAGTATTAATGCTCTGCTCATTTCTAAACTATCAGCAGTTGTATTAACATCTACATATTTCGGTGGAGACAAAGCACTGGCGGTCTGGTTTTCCCGACTTTCTAATAAATAAGCATTATGTAAGTCATATGGGTCTATACTTTCTCTCCATACAGATTTACACCAATAACAAGAACCAATTGCTTCACTTTTTATTGAGTTATCAGGATTGTAAGTTGTGCCGAACTGATAGTTAGCGTGGGTCGCTTCATTATGAAATGACTTTAATGTCTTAATCTTAATCTCTGCTGTTGGAAATTGCATAGATGCTCCCATATATAATGCTTCTTTATTCTGTGAAATTGGTGTGAAGGATGCGCTCGTCACATTTCTGTTAGCGACCTTAGTGGTATCACATACAACTTTAAAGGAATTAGGAAAATTACCAGTAAGAGCATCAGCACCTTTCGTCTTGTGTCCTATACTTAATTTCATACCAGTTCCAACAAACTCCATCTTTAACCAAAGAAAATAACCAGTGGCATCACCAATCGTTGTATAATTAGGAGTTAAATTATCTTCTGTAATTTGTGCCTTTACAGGATTAGTAGCACCATCATCACCAGCAGGCACACCAGTCCAATACTTTATTTCTCTCATTACTATACCACCACTTTCCCCTTCATCTGGGTCCCATACTGCTTGATGAAGACACAGAGCATATTTCTCAGTTAAATCTCCTTGTAATTGTCTTGCCCAACTGACTACATAATCAGCGTGGAACATTCTATCTTCCTCCATAAAGTATTTATTAATATCCTTTTTATTAGGAACAGCAAATCTATTAGGTCCTGGACCTCCTGCTTCTACTGAATATGGACGAGTAAAGAAGAAATGAGATGCTCTTTGGTCTCTACTTTTAGATACATTACCTTCTTTTCCTATTTCCGCTAATGTAAATTGGACTTCACCACCTTGTAGATGCATAGGAGCATCTGTATTAATAACAGCACATTGTGTAGAGTAATTACTATCATAATCAGGAGCAGTTGGGTCTGCTTCGTGGTCTTTAACACGAGTAATTTTAAAACCACCTGCCCCTGCTCCACCTACTGCTTCATCACTAATAGTCCATTCAGTTCCACCATTAGAGGAGTTCCTTGTGGTGTCGGTATGATAACCTTGGAATGATGCTAAACTACCTCGTTTCTCTGTTCCAGCATCTTTAAGATGCTGTGAGAATACAAACTGAAATCCTGACCATACACCTGATACATAATGATTATGAACTTCGCATTTCTCAAAATAGTTAGGATGAGTTAAGCACTCTTTAATAGCGACTTCTAAGGCATCCTTAAATCTTGATGGAGCATATACACCAGGTTTTACTCTTACTTTATGAGGAATAGATGTAGTTTGGTGGTTAAACATTAATCCATCTGCTTTGTTATTTTCCAGAGCAGTTCCTAATTGGAAATAAAATACATCATCATCTTTAACATCATAAGCATTAAGTCTTTTTAATTTCACAGAGGCAACAGCAACTTCTGTATTAGGAGGTAATTTCATTGGATTAACGAGATGATTACTAAAATCAGCAGGGTTCTGTATTCCAGTCTGCTTGGACCAAGCATCATCTGGATTTAAAGTATTCCGCTCATATTCCGCTTGTCGGTTGCTACAAATTACTAAACTCATTTTATATTATTACAAATAAAATATTTTATATAATAAAATAAATAATGGTGAATAAGGGAAAACGAATTGGCGACAGCAAGAAGAAGAAGGAAGTTAAGAGTATTACATTCTTTCATAATCCTAATGATAGTATGGGTGTTCCTGACCCTATACAGCAATTTGATATCTTAGAAGGTATAGAGAAAGATAAGAAGGTAAAACCAAAAGATGTATTTGAGGACTATAATGAAAGTAAAAATAAAAAACGGAAACCTATTCCTGATGATAAGAAGAAGCATCGCAAGCAGAAGATGGACCCATTACAAGTGAGGGGCAAAAAGCGAGGATTAGAGAAAAATAAAGGAAAGCAGAAGTCTTGATGAAACCACCACAACCAGGGGGTAATTACTAAAATAAAGTTATAAAGTATAAATAAATATTTTATTCTATTTTTAGTATATTTACCCTGGTTGCTATGGTTTCACACTATGGGTGCTTGATTTGCACGAATGCCCGCTAAAACGGATGCATATGCAATAACTAACCAACTGCCACCCATAAAACATATTAAAGACAAAATACATATATATAGTATCAATAATAATGCCTTACATCAAAGGAGACAAATACAAATGCTTCATCCTCGGCGAAGACACCGAGACATTCGGTCCTGGCGCCAAGATGGAGATACCATCTCGTGGAGACTTCTACCTCGCTCTGCTTGATGAACTATCTATGGAACTCGGGGAAAGGAAGAAAGAATACAATAAACTCTGTAAGTATGATGCCTCCCAGAACAAGAACTCATTTATTGGCAACAAGATAGTATATCATTATGATAAGGTAGGTCTTATAGAAACCCGATACAAGGGTGGTCCCAACTTGATAGAGATATATGAAAAAGACCCCCAGAAATATTGGGAGCGTGTCTGTAAGATGGACAGACGCAAAGGTAAGGAACCAACTATCAGGGATGCCTATGAACTGAACAAGGCAATTACATTCTTTAAACCTACGACTGCCAAGCATCTGGTCCAGAGGTTCTGCGGACTTGGGACCGCAGAAAGCAATAAGAGGGTCTTTGACCCTTGTGCTGGATGGTCTGGTCGCCTACTCGGCACCCTGAGTGCTGGTCATATCTATACTGGATGTGATACCAACCCAATCATCAAGAAAAGGACCGATGCCCTCCTGAATTATCTTCACGATAACAAGTTGATTACAGACCAACAATGGGAAGAATGTAATGTATTCCATCGTTCTTGTGTGGAACCACCACCTGCCGAAGAAGTGGGTAGTGCTGATTTCTCATTTACTTCACCTCCTTACAACAACTTGGAGGTCTATAATGGTATGAAGGTATTTGTGGATGACGATGATTATTATATTAACTTCCTCATCCCAATGATAAAAATGATGCTTCATATGGTGAAACCAGCGTGCTGGGTCGCTGTGAATGTATCACCGAAGATTTATGATACTCTGGTTGGTAAGTATGAATATCCAGAGTGTGAAGATAGGATTGACTTTCTACAACAGATGGGTCAGCAATCAGGCAAGAAGAAAGACTATGTGTATTGTTGGCAGAAACCTGCTGAGTGAGTAGATAAATCTACTCCCACCCTTGCGTGAATAAAATTATTTCTTAGATTTTTTCCCTTTCTTATTCCAATAATCCATCTTTTTCTTTTGATATCCTCGTTTAGATTTAGGAGCAGATTTGCCCCCTGACTTCGGTTGGGGGGCATTTTTGCGTGCATTTGGGAGCGGAGCATTCATTGCGAGCGTTGGCATTTACTATAAATAATATATTTATTATAATAAAATAATGGTAATACATAAATCACACACGAAGAAGGACTTAATAGAAATAATAGAAGTTTATGATATAAAGGATATAGACAATTATAGAGACTTAAATAAAGATACTCTCTCTACATTTTTAGATTTACATTTACGAACTATTAATACAATAGAACCTAAATTAGATTATTTTGATGTAGAAGACTTAGATGAGTTAAGAAGTTATCTTAAAAACCCAAGTCCTAAACAGATGTTAAGTATCAAGGAGAAAGATATTGTAATAGATAAAGCGAAACATATTGTCTTCTTTTGTAGGGTTGCGGGATATTGCCTGGGTGCTACTACATATCAAGAGAAACAAGAGGTATTGGAAGATGCTATTTATATTCGTAAGTATGGTGATATCTCAACAATTCGCAGAGCATTAAAATTACTCAGTAATTGGAGTGAATTAGATGAACCAATCACTCCTGTCATAACATATAGATGTCAGCAGAGATTAGATAGAAAAAAGAGAATTAAGACTAATGGTTTAGCGAAGATGACTAAATCACAAGGTAATTATGTATTAAGTTTTGACTAACCTTTCCATAGGTCTTTGACTGCCCAGTAGTTAGCAGAGTTTTTATCTTTATAAGCATAAGAACCATCTTTCTTCTTAATACCCTTCGCGCGTGCGAGGTAAGATGCCCTCCGCTTAGGGTCTTTATGTTGTGTGAAATCTTGCATACTGCTATCTCCGTAATGTATTAATTTCTTACCACCTGATGCAGACTTAACATATACCATTTTCTTCTTTCCTGCTTTTGTAGATTTCATAGGTTTATACAGAGGTTTTCCATCACTTTTTGTATCCTTTGCTTTTGGTTTTGCCTTTGCTGGTGCCTTCTTTGCCATTTAAAGAGTTAGTAGATTTTTTTTTATTTTTATTTTCTACGGGTTTTTTGCCTTTTGCTTTTGCCCATAAATCTTTATCAGCAGTAGATTGAGTTTTACCTCCCATAACGAAAGAGTATATCCTTGCTTGACCCCATTGGTCTGCTGACATTTTAGTTCCTGCTCCACCCTTCACTCCTTTCATATTTCTCACAGAACCTGGATTAGACTTGCGTGCGCCTCTGCCCCTATTTTTTACTTCATTTAGTATTGATGTAGATATACCAGTCTTTCTTGATATCTCAGCGACAGAATGTCCTGAACCTTTCTCAAATCCATATTTACGATTAAACTTCTCCTTGTTAGTTGCCATTATAATTTACTAAAATATTTTAATATTTCTGTGTTAATATTTTTCCTATGATAATGACGCCAACCCTGCCATTTTCTGTTCTCTTTACCTTTTTCACTTTGATTATGTTTCTTACAATACATCCGTTTTCGCTGAACCTTTAAGTGGTCAGGAACATAACTCCAATTTTTATTAATACAATTTTCACCAGAGTTATTTGCTACATTAATAAAGAATTGTTCTAATTCTCTTAATTCAGTTTTATTATTTAATTCTACTTCTGTTATAATAATAAAATCAGTGTCATCATCAAAGAGATTTTCGTAGCGAGACATATTACAATCTTGTTTATGTCTCCAATACCTTTTCTTAGGACATTTCTGTATAGTGCTACCAATATAACAAGTGTTCTTAGTTTTATTAATGATTTTATAGATTGTCCCTTTCATTATAACCTTTAATAGATTAATTTATTTGGAATAAACCGCACCCTTAGTTTGCATAGAATGACCAGAGGCATTCGCTTGCTTGATAAGTTCTTTCATTTCATCATCACTTGCGTCATTGATATCAGTAGGGATATTATTATAAATCTTCCTGAGTAGTGTAGTAGAGATGGAATATCCAAGATACTTCTGGAATGTTTCACTGAGAAGATGTGAGATATCATTTCGTGTAAGAGGATTACCTGTTGCCCAATCAAACAGATAGATTACTTTATCTTCTAATTTACTCCAATCACCATTAATCTTATATTTAATCCAGTTCTTCATAATTACTTGTAATTCAGGATGCTCAATAAGGATAGTCTTTTCACCATATTTCTTGCTTGTTTTATATTTATTAAGAACGAAACTCATACTCTCTGGTGGTTTTCCTAATACAAGGTAATTAGTCTTAGACCTTTCCGTCTCCTCAATTTCATCAAAGATATCATTAGGGAATACTTCCATCCCTGCTACATCATTTCTAAACTGGTAATATTTATAAATATTAATCATTGCGTATGCCATATGTGTCTGGCGAGTTCTAAGGTCCTTCTCCATAATTTTCAGCATATTATCAATTGTCTGTGCTGATACATTCTTTAAGACTTCTTGTTGAGCAGGAGTATTTGCCCCTTTCATCTTGTCATATTCGGCATTAAGTAAATCTCGCTTTGCTTCATAGACCTCAGCAATACCCTTACCCTTTTCCATCCCTGATGCATAAAGGCAGACAAGCAGAGAATTATAATAATTTCGCTGAGTAGTTGGTTTAAAGTTTTTGAGTTTCTCAGCAACCATTTCACTATCATTCGCCCATAGCATATTATCGTAGTTGGGAGGGGCAAGTTTCCTGACATCAGCAAGATACTTAGCAATAGTCTTGTCGCTATATGGTTCCAGACCACGACCAGTTTTCCATTCATTAATTTTATTGAGGAGCGTTGCTTCCATTGTATATATGCAAACTATATATTTATTTCTTTAAACTATTTTAGTTTTATTGGAATGAGAAAAAGATATTAAAGAATAGAGGAGATATAAAACTATAATAGAATGCCAACAGAACGAAATACTTGGAAGACAAATTGTAAGAATGCTAAATGTCATAAATGTATTGCCTCTTGGAAAAATAAATCAAATAAGCACGCATACAATGCCTCACGAACTAAATATGCTCTTATGTGTTTCTTAGAAGGTAATACAGAAGAGACAGCAGTTCCTGGTAGCACAGCAACATTATTAGAATTACAAGAAGACCCTGTCTTCACTGGAACAGAAGAAGAAATAAAAAAACAAGAAAATGAAAATAAATTATTCATTTGTGGAATATGTCAAGAAAGTCAGGTTAAATGTGGTATGAGAAAACCAGTCATATATAATTGTGGTCATACTAATTGTGCTGATTGTTATAATGGTATGATACAATCAGGGAGAACTATGGCGTGTCCTTATTGCCGAGCAGACATCACAAAGGCAGTAAGATTATTCATTGACTGACCAATAAAATTAAAATAATTTAAAGAATTATTATCTAATATGCATATAATAAAATGGAAGGAACTAATCAATTTGCTGAAAGTATGAAAAAGCAACTATCTCTCACAGACCAACACGGAAATTGTTATGATGCTGAAATCAATGAGAATGGACATCTTGTAGAAAAGGCAGACCCCCTGCTTCATCTCATCGTAGGTGAAGAATATAAGATTACAGGTGGAAAATATAAAAAGTTTAAGACAGGTTTTTTACAATCTATTAATCCAACTTATAGTGATGTGAAAGTCTCTGTTTCTACTTCATCTGGTGAAATTACAACAGATAAGGTTATTAAGGTAAAGAATACATATCTAATGAGACTTAATCCACCTGGTATTGATATGCCTACTGAGGATGATTTAATTGTTGTCCCAGACTTGGAACAATACATAGCAGATAATCCTGAGGCAGATATAGTCGTAGAAGACCCACCACCTCAGGAACCTGTTGCTCCGCTACAAAAGTTTGCTGATGCTCACACTAAGATTATAGAAGATTGCCAGAATGAAATTAATAGATTAAAGACTGAATTGGAACGGGAACTTCTGTTCAGCACTATGCTATTAGAAAAATTACAAAAATAAAATTATAATATATTAATATAAATATGAGTGATGATGGTGAATTAATAGAAGTTGATAAGATGAGCATTGACCAACTCGCAGGAGCATTTGTTCTTGTGTTAGGGGCAATAGGTAGTTTATTATTAGTTATCTGGCAGAGCAGATGTGCTTGTAAGTGTCGTATAGGTTGTAGCGATAATTGTTATATTTTTGATTGCTCACGAGAACCGCCACCCGATGAAAAACCTAAGGATGAAGAAGAACAAGGGGATGTGGCAAAGGCAAATACAATTAAACGCTCTCCAAAGAAAGGACCTTCTTTAAGTGATGAAGAGATTAGGGAGGGAACTTATCCTATGATACCAAAGGAAGCATTGGTGCCAGGAGAACCAGCACCTGAACCTGAAATATTACATTAATAAAATTATTTTATATTTATACTTTATTTATGTATTTTTACCCTGGTTGCCCTGGTTTGATGTGATTTGCACGAATGCCCGCTAAAATGGATGCATATGCAATAACTACCACACCACACAAGTCATTGATAAGAAAATACAAAAGCAAAAAAACACAACCCTCTCACGATGGAAGCAGGAGAACCTTGCCCTATCTGCTATGATGCTGTCCCAGACACTATTGTCTGTGAAAACTCCCATTCCCTCTGCCGAACCTGCTATGATAGAATGATGGCAGATGCCCGCTCCCAGAACCAGAAGTGCGCCGAGTGCCGAGAACCTATGTTTGACTGGAACGACGGCACCCAAGACCCAGTAGTTAGAGATAGAATTAGAGCAGTTGCCCCTGCCCCTGCTGGCGGAGTTGCTCAGGATACCTTCCAGAACTCTCTTAGAGATATGAGGGTTCGCTTCCCACGCGCTTCCCCTGGGTTTATTGGAGTTGCTGGAACTCGCCGAAGAGGTTTCGGTATGGATAGACCGACTGCTCGCACGATAGCAAGTCAATGGTTTCACATCCTGAACGAGTTTGGATGGTCTGCTCGTAGGAGGAATGCTATTATCCGCTACAACTTCCCTCATCTCTGGGAAGGTCATAGGTCTTTCACTATCACTCCACGAGTGCGCCTGCCTGCCTTTAATTATATGAACTTTCTACAACTTGCCCCTGAACCTGTTGCCCCTGCCCGCCAGCGCCGAGCGCCTGCTGTAAGGAGATGTTCTGCCTGTGGTTCTACTGGACACATTAGGACCAATCGTCTCTGCCCTCGCCATCCATCCAATCAATAGATTGTTCTTGTATAAATAAATTGTATTCCCTGTGTATTAATAGATTAGAAGCAACTGGCGGGCATTGGTGCGATTTGCACGAATGCCCGCTAAATTGCGTGCATATGCAATAACTACCATACCACACATAGACCATTAGACTGAAAATATACAAAGGCAAAAAAACTCAACCCACATAAAACATACATAGAACAAAACATATTAAAGAATAGATAATATATAAATATATAATGAGTAATATGAACATCCTTGATTTTGCCAAGCGTCTGGAACTGACCGAGAATAATGGCGTGCCGATGTGGCGTCACTCGTGGGCGATTGGTGCCGACAATCGCCCAGACAACAAGAAACACTACCTCAATGAGTTTCCATCTTGGGGTTCCGAGCAAATCAACCACGGCGTTGATAGCAAGTCAGGTAATTCCAAACATCCTGGTCGGGGTTTCACCGAACCTCCTTGGTTCGCTCACAAGACTGAGGGTGGTGATAAAGCGTATCGTTGTTGTTCCATATATCTCAAACAAGTTCCAGACCTCTTCGTAGTAGATTTAGATGAGATGTCCAAGTGTAATCAAGACAATCCTGTATTCCAAATGCTCTTGGAGAGTGGCACCCCCTACACCGAAACGACCAAGGGGTATCACTTCTATACATACATCAAGGGAACGCCTGACTATACCAATGGTCTTAGTTGCCAGAAAATCATTGACCCAGTCAATCCCAGTGATGAGAATGATACTGGTAAGATTGGTGCTATGGACCTGATTGGACGCAAGATGCCTTCTGCCTCAAACATCATTGAGGCAGAGCATAACCCTCTTCACAATGGTGATGCTCCTATTGTTGTATATGAGTGGGCAGACTTCTCATCTAAGTATTTTAATGTAGCGTCCCTTATGGGCGCTACGAAGACTAAGAAAGATAAAGTGTCTAAGGAGCAAGCACGCGAGGCATCTGCCATTTGCGGTGATACATCAGTTGATAGCAAGATTGACTTATCACTCTTCTCATCATACATTGACAAGTTGGAAAAATCACAGAAACGCTACTGCTACAACAAGTGGTTGGGCGTCGGTATTATGTGTCATAACAATTTCGTTGGTGATGATGAGGGATTTGCTCTTTGGATGCGTTGGTCTCACGAGGACCCCCTTTACAAGAAGTTAGAGGGTGGTAATCCCAATGAGCATTCGTATCGCAATATAGCGACACTACAAGAGAAATGGGAAGGGTTTAAGACTGGGTTGGAGGTTGATGAGCAACTGACTTGGAAGACCCTTCGCCTCTGGGCAAATGAAGATACTTCGGGTATTCGCAATGTCTATCAAGAGACTTACGATGCCCGAAGTTATGCGGGTCTTATGGACCTTATGAACTCTCAGTTAGCGTTTAACAATGCTACCAGTGAAGTTATCTTTATGGACCCTCTTGACAATTCGTGCTATGCTGAACCCAAGATTAAGAAGATGGCGGATATGGGTTTTCAGTATGAGTGCTTCCAGATTACCTGCGTAGAAGAGTGGGATGAAGGAGATGAGAATGCCAAGAAAAAGAGGAAGAACCCATTTAATATCTGGCGTAGCAATCCTGCTCGTAGGAATGTGTGCGGTATCACATTTGACCCTTCGCCTCAGGCACCTAAGAATTACTTTAATCTATTTAATGGATTTGAGATTAACAAGGTGGATGTTGCCGACATTCCGTTGGTAGAGGCGGAGATTGAGTGTTCTGGTCTTACCGACCATATCCGCCATATCTGGTGTAAGAGTAATGAAGAACATTACAACTTCACTATGAGTTGGTTTGCGCATATCTTACAGAAACCTCACATCAAGGTAGGTTGTCTGGTATGTGTCAAGTCCAAGGAGGGCGCTGGTAAAGGTATTGTCTTTGACTTTATGAGGAGTATTCTGGGTAATCGTCTATATGCCCAGATTAGCGACATCAATGAGTTGGTAGGAAACTACAATTCTATCTTAGAAGGTCGCCTCCTTATCAATGGTGATGAGGTCGTATGGGGTGGAAACATCCAACACGGCAATAAACTGAAAGGTCTTATCACCGAACCAGAAGTCAGGATTACTGAGAAATACAGGGTTGCTCATAACATCAAGAATACGACTGCCTTTTGTATGAGTTCCAATGAGGACAGGTGTTGCTCTGCTCGTGAGGGCGACCGCAGGTCCTTTGGTCTGGAACTTGATAATACTTGGGCAGGCAGGCAAAAGACCCCTGAGCATACTGCTTACTTCCAGAACATCTCTGGAACCAAGAACAGCAGTCAGGGAACCTGCCCGAAGAAAGCAGAGGCGTTCGCTAAGGTATTGTTTGAGTGGGACCTCAGCAACTTTAATCCTAAGAACCCTCCGCTTACTGAGTTCGTATCTGGACAGATTATGAAGAATTGGCACTCTGTTGAGAAGTGGTGGTATCGTGTTCTCTCTACTGGCACATTCGCTATTGATGAGAAATACAAGAAGAAAACCAGTGAGGTAGATAACTCTGGTGATTTTCCTAAGACCATCTGGCACGAGTTTGATAACCGCCAACTTCATTATGGGGAAGTGAGTGAGGATTATGGTAATGGTATGAAGGAGGCAGAGACCATCTTTACCAAGACCGAAACTCCTTGCTACGCCTACCCTTATTGGTATAGTGAGAAATGGAATGACGATGATGTGAATGTCTATCCTTGTGGTCGTGCGACTTCATCCAGTCGGTCTATTGGTGCTTGCTGGGAGAAGTTCTGTAAATCACAGGATATGGATTTCAGTGTGTTTCCAATGCCTCTTGATTTCCAGAGGGTATGGAACAAGATAGAGGGCAATTATGTCAGTGAGACCTTAGAGGGCGCCTTCCGTGGCGAACTCTATGAGTGTGAAAACTCCTCTTACGACAGCGACCGCTATGAAGATTTTGGTAAATGTAGGGGTATGCCTAAGAGTTGGACCCAACCCGATGGCAAGTTCCCATCTATCAAGAAACGCACTAATGTTGGGTCTTCTAATCCAATGGGTGAGCGTATGTTCTGTAAGAAGAACAAAGACCTCCGCCTGGATTTACAGATGCCTATGGATAATGGTAATAGTTCTCAGTGGATTTCGGTTCAGCAGAGAATGGAGCGTAATGCTACTACGAAGCATCACGACCTATTTAACCATACTCCTACTCACTACTATCGTCTGGGTATGGAGGATTGCTTTGAGCGTGTTGGTGAGGGCAATATGACTTATGATATTCAGTTGATTGAGGGCAAGGAACCGATGCTCTTAGATTACATCAGGAAATGGGAGGGTGGTGTCAAGCAATCTAACTTTCACATAGACCTTGCTGGCAGTCCTCTGTTCTCTGTTGCTGATGAACAACTATTCCATCATACACAGAAACTCAAAGTAAAACGCTGGGTCTATGAGAAAGACTGGGTGTTTGAGAAGTTTGAGCAACAGGTTGGTTCTGGTTATGGTGCTGATAATGTAGATTATCGGCAGTTCTGGGGTATGATAGAAGATATGCTCGGTGGCAAGAAAGAGGATGGCAAGGGTGGTCTGTTTAGGTCCCGACGCCTTACTAATGCTCAGGATGACCGCAGGCAATACTGGCAATATGTGTCTATTGATAAGGCACGCGAGAGATTTTGCGATTGGGCGGGTCGTCTTGTAAATTGGGATGATGAGGATACTGAGGACCTGGATGACCATACAGATTATGGATACTAACTCATTAGAATACAAATTATAAATATAGATAGAATATAGAGTAAATTACCCTGGTTTCCCTGGCGCGCGCTTAGGATAGAAACGCAACCCCGCCTCCCATATAGATAGAGAGTATAGTTTTATGTGTCAGTCTTCTCTCATTAGGAGAAATAGACTGGCACATAAAATATATATTT